CTGCTTAAGCGCTTTTTTCAGCCAAGACTGCTCACCTTTTGAGATCTCGACCATCGCCATGTCATCTGCGCCCCACGAAGAAAGTTTAGGTGCACACACTGCAACCAACTCACCTTTCATCGCATTGGCGCGACGTGTAACATCGCTTGCCACACCGTCCCAGACACCTTTGTCAGCCTTGTGAACACGAATCTCACAGTTATTTTTGGCTTGGAACTTATACAAGACGTCTCTTTGGTAAGATTCGCTAGTCTCTTCAAGCGACTCACCTTCAAACGACCAATCAGACTCCCAGCCGTCCTCTTCGTCACTGTCACCAACGATGTGATCTTCACCGTCAACGACTACTTCAGCCTCGCCGTCCAGATCAAAGTCACCTTCAGTGCCAATATCAACGTACACACCGCCTAGATCCGCTGCATCGACTTCAAAATCTGTATCTAAATCGTTGCCGTCATCGCTGTAGTCAAGCATGTCAGGGTCGACGCGACCCATCGCTACATCAATCGCGATAGCGGTTTCTTCGCCGTCTCCGTCTTCGACCTCTGTCCAGTCGTCACCCGCTGTACCCATCATGGCATTCAGCTTGTCGATACGCTGATCAATTACGATATCACCATCTATTGACGATTCGCCTAAATCACCCTGATCCGCGTCGTCTTCGACTTCCGTCCAATCTGTAACGGCTGCACCGACTTTACGGTCATAGTAGTCGTAACGGGCTTCGAGGTCTGGGTGGATCTCCAGCGCATTTTCGCTTTCATCGACGACACGACCGATTTTTGATAGAAGTTTAGTTGCTATAGACATTTTCAAGTTGTCTCCAGATTAAGTTAAATCGAGCGTGTCGAAAATACGACGACTGATTTCGTAAATTTCGCCAGTGTCGCTAGAAATCATCACACGTGAGGTGAAACCTTCGGGGTTTCCCAGCACACTGTAAGTCCCGTCAGGAAGCGTGGTTGCTTCCCCTGTAACAAAATCAAAGCATGGCAAGACAAGTCCGTCATCGCCGCCCGTAATTTTGAACGTGGGAATCTTTTTAAGTTTACTGACTACAGAAATTGAAAGACTCACTCGTCACCTCCGTCATCACCATCAAGACCGCCTCGATTCGGGCGATACCGTGAGGCAATGTATTTGACAGTCGAATAGCGAAGTTGATCGTCTTGAATATTACCGACAGCTGCAATGGCTTGCAGGTAGAGACTTCTAAAATCTTTGCTTGTCATTTCTCGGTTCTTCGCCTCAGCGTCACGTAAAATTCGACGTACGGTGCGTGCGAGATCGACATCAGCGCTTTTAATCATCTTCCGATCTCCACTTAATAAATAACATGATGCCAGTCTGAGTTATCTTGTAAACGCTCTATTGTCTGTTCGACCAAACTTTGTCCTTCACCGACAAGCTGATCCGCGTCCATCGATACCGGCAGGTCGTTCAACGTGAATGCGCGACGTGAGCGTCCAAGGGCAATCAGAAAGTTACCCTGTAACAAGTCCAAAAACAGCGTTTCCTGACGCACGCCGCTAATCTCAGCGTCAATCAGCACGCCTGTAGTCTCATCCCGTGTCTCAACCGTTGGGTAGGTGTCGTAATGTGCGGTGATATTGACTGCACCGAGCAAACCTACAACGTCGAGCACGCCGGTCTCGCGATTGTATTCCCAGTAATTCACGCTTGAACTGCCGTGAAAACCTGACATCAGAATCCCAAAGGGCACGGTTGAGACAGACTGCACCGACGCAGGCTTGTCGTTGGTATCAAACTGGTAGCTGTTCGAGTTAAGCTGCACTTTGTGTACCGCTGTGCGCGGTTTCCAGCGTGAGTAGTCACGCAGAGTACGCTTTACCAACGCGTAGAACAGTGGCACGTCGATCTGCGTATTCGCTAGATCACCGACGATGAACTCACCGGAAATCAGCATGATCTCGTTTATCAAGTCAGTCAGTCGCATAATGCGCCCCGTGTCTATCGTCTGGTTTTACGTTTGATATTTAGTAAAGAGCGACGACGCGTACTGATCTTGCGTTGACGCTTGGTTGTACCCTTTTTAGCCGTGCGTTTTATCGCGCGATTGCGTCGCGCTTTTTCGCTACCTTTTAACATGCGATACACGCACTGACGCCGTGGGTCGACCGTCGCAATATACCCCGCACGCTTTGGACACGTGAAGCGCTTAAGCTTTATCTTTTTACCCTGACGTACAACGAACTTGACCATCTTCTTAGCACGAATTTCGGTGATAACCTCTTCACCTAGATCTGCCTCGTCGAACTCGCTATAGAGCGAGAGTTCGACTGTCTCTGCATCATCAGCAAGACGCTCAAGAATTCGTGCAGCTAATGATGTAGTGTTATTTGAAATCATTTAATGATACCTCGCGCATTCAGTGATTCGATCAACGCCTTTATATGCTTGCAGTAACCCAAAATGTGACGCGGATTACGGCGTGGATAACCCACAGGCGGCAACGGCGTTTTACGAACGTATGGCACCATATGAGAACCGAGCAATGCGCCACGACGCTTCAGTGCCCAACCCCAGACAAAGTAAAAATCGGGACAGGTACAGCGACATTCAATTGGGTTTTGACGCTTCAAAATGCTCTTCATATACAGCGGCTTCGTACCGCGCTTCGCATTTTTAGGCATGATCGGAATCGCATGCTTTCGATCACGTGCATCAACTAAATCAACTGCCGAATACGTAATGGATGTAAGGTAGCGTGGCGTGCCGAGCTTTTTGCCCTTGCGCATGACAGGGTTACCCGTCGACAATGCTTTTATCGCGATCTGTTTGTTGCGCGGATAAGCAAACGAGTCGAGAATCTTCACCTGACGTGCGGTGTTCCAGTTTTTGCGCAACTTCTTACTGGAAGTCACTAAGCGCATCGTGGTTACGGTGTTTTTACGCTGTTTCTTTTTCGCCACTTTGGGCTGTGAAATCCGTGACGCCATAATGTCCGCCTATAATTAACGCTTTTTCTTCTTACCGCCGGACTTTGTACCCTTGTCATTGACGTCGAGCACCTTGTTGAACGGTCGAGTATGGAAACCTTTTTTACGCATCACAGTCTTTGCAATTAGTTCTAGCAACCCTGAGCGCGGATTGAAGTTGAGAACAAACGGCAAATTCACGTCCGACGCCATATCTTTAATGACACCTTCAACATCTTTGCCCAACGTACGCAGCTTCTTACCCCATTTAGTGAATACACCTGAAAACAGGCTGCTCAACTCATCCAAGGTAATCTGCTTTTTGTTGCGTGCATCATTGACGCGGTCAAAGAAATGACGTGTGAACTCAACATCGACGCCAACCGCAGCAAATAGCTTGTCGAGCTGTGCTTCCAGCGCAGAGATCTGCGGCATTGTGAGCGGTTCTGCAAGATTGATTTTCTCTTCAAGAGACAACGCTTCAAACGCCTCCGCAAACTCCGCAGGCACGATGTGAGAGAACGCTTCTAATCTATACTGCGCAGCGACAGGGTTCTCACCCTCGCGATCTGCAAATTCTTTCGCAGGATCGACCACCTCTACGTCGTCATCAGCGTCAGCCGTGAAGTCAATCGGTTTTGCCGTGTCCTTGTCGTTTTGAGACTTTGCACCCTTTTCATCGGCTTCACAGGTGTCAACCTTGTGTGCCATGCTCAGCACGTTGCCCAATCGCTGATACAATGCGTCGTACTCAGCTTGTGCGCGGGCGTTTTGCTCGATTGAATCACGAGTCACGCGATCAATAGTGGCAGTTACCGCCGCCGCCTCTGTTAGAGACAAGAGTTTCTGAGACAAATTCATAGGGTGCGTCCTCAATTACTTAGCGACTTTACGGCGGCGTGGTGCTGCTTTTTTAGTCGACTTTTTCGCAGGCTTTTCAGCTTCAACAGCTGGCGCTTCTTCAACGACAGGTGCCTCTTCAACGACAGGTGCCTCTTCAACGACAGGTGCCTCTTCAACGACAGGCGCTTCTTCAACGACAGGTGCAGCCTCTACAACTGGCTCGGCTTTCTTTTCAGCCTTTTTAGCCGCTTTAGCTTCTGGCTTAGCTGCCTTTGCCTCGTGTGCTTCGAGCGCTTTACCGTGTAAGAGCATGTCGCCAAAACGGTTGAGAATTTGCTCCCAGTTGCGCAGCAGTTTGCTGGCAGGGATATCGCGAGTTTCACCCGCAGGAATTGGGGTTGCGATCTGATCAGTCGTGATCTTCAGCGAGACAACACCCGCCGTTGCGTTTTTGATTTTCATGGAATGCTCCAAATAGTAATTAGCTGTAAGCTGACGCAGGAAAAATTGAACGCCCGTGCTTTTTAGCGAGGGTTTCGAGGGTCAGAACAAGTGCAGTTGCGCCAAATGGCAGGAGATACATCGACGTGATGCCGAGGATTTTGAACACGTCGAGCAGCTGCGCGTTGGCAAACTGAATCTCATCCCGTGTCGCTTCACCTTTGAGCGCCTTCAAGTAGATTCTCAGCATTTCTTTAGATTCAGCTTTTTCCGTGCTCAGCACATGCTTCACACGGTCTAAAAAGACGCCGATTGATCGGAACTTTTTGAGAATGAGATCTTTGAGATTGGCTTCATTCAGTGGCGGCAGCGTTGCATGCGACTCGTGAAGCTCTTGAATCGCCTGCAACACTCGAAGCGATGCCGAACGTTTAGGCTGTGACGGTTTCATCGCGATCACTTATCACTCAATGCAAACTCAATCGTCGCATCAGTGCTCGTAATTTCTGAGCCTATCGTTTTTTCAACGTCGATTCGTTTGCCTACGCCCGCTTTAGCGAGTGCTTGTGCAAGCTTTTGCTGCAAAGCAGGCTTAATACTTAATAGCTTAAGCTCAGCTTTGAGCGGCAGATGACCGTTGAACTGCCCGTCGATATACACTTTGATATTCGGGTTCATATCCACGGCTTCGTCGACCGTTTCGTGCGCGTCCACGGACTCAGCAGCCTCATTCGGGTACTCGCCTTTTTTCAAGCGCGCAACGACAACACCTCTGTCGTGAACCACAAAGTCACCGTTATCAGAAAATATGGTTGTATGATTTGGGTCTTTCTTTAGCTTGGCAGTTTTGAGTGCCAGCGCATATAAGTCGTTGTAATACTTACGCCGCTTGGCTGAAACCTGTATAGCCTCCTCAACATCGCTTACGCTGTCTGACGAGTCAGCCTCAACGGACTCAGCTACCGTCTTAAGATAGTCAATCAGTGCAGATACTTGCTTACCGTTCAACGTCATCGACATGTCACGTGAGCCTTGCGTAATGCCAACTCGTGCCTGTCCTTTTTTCACCGCTGTCACGTCTAAATCCATGCCGGACTTATCATCTGACAAAAAGAGCGTGCCCTTAACGACTTCAATTGAGTCGTCTTTGCGCTTCAAAAAATCAAACAGCTCATCTACCGAATCTGTCTCAATCAATTTCGCCTCAATCATGCTGTCCCTCACTGCTTTAGCAACTTCGCGCCAGTCTGCATGGTCGCTATACCAATCTGTCAACGCGTCAACAGTCAAGCCGAGTTGCGCCGCTGCTTTCTCGGACGCCTTGATCCGATCCATACCTGACTTTTTGTATTTGGCAAAAGTCTTCATGTACTCGACGTACAATTTCTCCATATCTTCATAGGAGACAGACTCATCAACAAAGACGACTCGACGTGAGACAGAACCTTGCTTCGGATCAAGCACGAGCATGCGCTCTTTGCCTTTTGCCGTGCTTTTGAAGTCCTTATGAACCTTACGGAACTCCGCTTTGGTAATGTGAACTGCGCCGTCGACGATTTTGTAGTTCGCCTCGGAAACCTCACCGACTTCAGACACGTCAGGGCGATAGTGCTCTTGCACACTACCCATTAAGCGTTTAGCTGACATTGCTGAACTCCTACTTATCGAGATCTGTATCGACGTCTGTTTCAACCGACTCGTAAACAGGTTCAATCGACATTTTGGTCATCGCGTCTTCACGCGAAACACCGAGTTGCTTCATAGCGTATTCCAAGGCTTTGAGCATCGACTTAGCGTGATCACGTGACACGTCAACCGTCTTTTTGCCCAGCGTCGCTGTCCAGCCAATAAACGTGCCTTTCTGCTGTTCTTCAATGTCGGCATCAACAGCTTCAGCTGTGGGTTTAACTACTTTGTGGGTTGCGACATTCACGACCGCATCTTTAATATGCTGTACTAACGCTTGCCCACGCATGCTTTTCAGCGATTTCCACGCTTTCTTGAGGTCATCTTCGCTTGTAGCTGTCAACACGTCCCAGACGAGTGGGTCACGCGACGGTGGATTACCGAGCGCAACAGTCAGATCACGAGTAATCGCTTTGGCATCTTTACCTGACTTTTTAGCTATCCACTGAAGCATGTTGATTGTCGGACGCTCTTCGATCAACGCGTCGAAAGACTCATCAGCTGAATCATCGTCGTCACCAACATCTGCTAAACCCAGATCTTCAACCACCTCGGCAGATAACGCCTCTGCTTCAAATGCTTCGTGCGCGGGTACGACTGAGAGCAAACCGACTTTAGACTTGGGCACCTTGAGTGCCTTGATAGCGAACTGCTTAGCGCCGTAAAGGTCTTTCGCGTCCGTGCCTTTCTTGATCTCTATCTTTTTGCTGCCATACATGCCAATCCAGCCTGCAAGCTTGCCGCCCTGATCAAGTGGCAGGTCAAAGTATTCGAGCACAGACTGTGCTAAACGAGAATTGTCCATTGAGTGAATCTCCAGAAACGACAAAACCGCCACAAGGACGGTTTCGTTAAAATTAGTGAGAGCGCCAGCGGCGCGAGAATTAAGCGCTCAAGCGCGCAATCGCAGCTCGGTACTTCTCAACCCGAGCCAAGTCTTTATCAGAAACGCTAGCCAACCGGCTTAAGTCGCTGTTGTGGGCAAGATCCGCCAGCTTAACTTCGACAGCCAAAGGGTTGGCTTCAACACGCGCCAAGTAATCATCGTAGTGCTCACCATCGACTTTTGAGAGCGCAACAACCGCCGCAACAACCGCCTCAACGTCTGCCGCACCCGCACCACCATCAAGCAGTGCCGCACGCAGATCAGCTTCGACCATTGCAGTGTCCTCAAGGACGTCGTGAAGGAACGCAGCCGCTTTAGCCAGCGGGCTAGACACCCCAGCCGCAACTGCACTGAGGTGACCCGCGAAGTAATCAACACCAGCCTTATCGACGTCGCCAGCGTGGGCAACTCGGGCTAGGTTTTTCGCAATCACATCAATCATCATATCTCCTCACTCAACATGATTATTATATCAAAATGAGTGAGCATTGCAAGTCAATACGCTGATAGTTTTAACTACTTAGACTTGTATGAACTAAGTGCCGTATCCAACTGCGCCAGCTTTTGAGCTTCAGGTTTTGTAGAGACGCGAAGTGTAAAGGAGTAGTAAAACACAACTTTACCTGCCAGACCTTCCATAAACACGTAAGGCTCTTTGTCGAATTTTTTGATATTGATCAACTTTCCTGCATCGTCAAAAAAGCTGTCTGCAATCGCTTTCATTCTACGTTCGATATTCGAAATATCGCTAGTCGTCAATGGCGGAGCAGATGTTGTAGAAACAACGGTTACAGTTAGGCTTTTATCAGTTAGCTTAGTCTTAACACTACCGCCTGTTGGAACGTGTCGAACTACGTTCTTAAAATCGAGAGTTGCTTCGTCAACCTGAGTTTCTTCGACTACTTCGGCTGGAGTTCCCTCTTCGTCCGCAGACTCGCTCTTAGCTTTCTTCACGTCATCGTAAGTAGCAAGACCGTTTGAATATGCCCACTGTACTTCCGCACGTTTGCCAGATAGACCTTTGGTAGCTGCCTTGTGTAACTGCGTTAGGTCATCAACCATCTTTGGAACAGAGTCGTAGGGCTGATCCAGAGTCGCACCTGTCTTAACAACCTTAGCCTGCCAATACTGCTGTCCACGAGCATTCTTTTGGCGAACAGCTTCAAAATCAATGTCGCCTACCGTGAATGTCTTACCTTCACTAAGAGTATGTTTCGGGCGGTAGTTTTCGTCCAGACCGCCCATTAGAGTTTTTGCATCAATCATTTTTTTAAATCCTTTAAAAATTCAGGCGTAAATTGACGGCTCAATTACCATGAATCTTTAAGCAATATCGGTTTGCGGTCATCACCACCTACGTAGCCTTTGCGCTTTAATCCGTCGAATAAATCCGACTCTCTTTTAGCAAGCATACGTGTGTCGTCGGGATTTTGTCGCCAATCCCGCCCGTACTGCCAAGCCTTGCCACTCTCGATCCAAGCTTTAATGTCGTTCAAGAGAGCTTTCTCTTTAAGCGTAAGGTCTGAAGGCGGGTCAATCAGCAGCTCGACGGTCAGTGTATTCACGTAAGTGTCGACGCGTGAATCAATGACTTTGAGTATGCCGTCTTTAGCAAGCTTCTTAGCGATCTTGTAATCTCGCTCACCTTTCTGTCGGCTCCCCTGACTCGAACCTTTGTAGAATTTGACGTCTATTACATCGCCTTTCTTACCAAACTGACGAATGAAGTTATCCTCGGTTTTTGTAAACTTAGCTGCCTCACTCACCTGAGTATCTTCAACGATCTCAGCTTTAGCAACGTCAGGGCGATAGTGCTCGGTAACCCCGCTCATCAAAAACGCGGCTTTAGATTGTACGGTCATTTTAAATACCTATGAGAGACAGGCACCTACGGATAGGTGCCTTACGACTAAACCTGAGACTAAACGACGGTGAATTTGAATTTATCGTTGCCGACATTTTCAACTTCAATGTGGTCACTCATACCCGCGTAGGATACAACGAGCTTGCGACCTTTTTCCGGTAGCTTATTCGCTTCACCGCCGCCAAGTTGCTTGCTTAGTGCCAGCAAAACGTCTTCTGCATTTTTCTTAGAAACCGTTTTACCATCAATGCCTAGCGACTTCAGACTGTTCTTCTCATCCATCTCAGCGACTGCATCGACTAGAGCCTCATCTGCCCACTTGAACAGCTTCACCGTGTAATCTTTGTAGATAACTTCGTGATCAGCCCCGTCGCGACCGCCGATATAGCCAATTGACTTAACGTTTTTATCGTGGCGAATTTTGTTCCACTCAGCACCTGTAACAGTAATAACTTTAGGCGCTTTGGCTTTGGCTTCGGCAGTGTCAGTAGACTCCAACTGTTGATTCGACATGCGGTGAGAGAGGTAACCATAGACGTTTCGGTAAAAAGTTTCCGAATCAGTTGCGTTTTTAGCGTAATCTTTGATAACACTGAACGGCACCCAACCCTTATCCATCGCGTCAGCTAAATCTCTGTCGAACTTTTTCGCGGAGGTACGCATCGAGTCTGCTGCGTCACGTAGCATAGAAAGTGTTTGTAGCTTTGCCTCGCGCTCAGCGCTGTCTGCTGTCCGGTTTACACTCATCGTGCGAAGAATATCAACCGACTTGCTGATCTGCTCGCCAACCCAAGTTTCTAGCTGGAACACGATATTGGTAATGTACATGAGGGAACTCAATGTACCTTTACGCTTATCGGCTGGCGCGAATTTAGGGTAGAGCTTTGTCAGATCTGGATTTGGTTGCGTATTGTCGTTGATCTGTCTTTCAATCGCATCCATGAAAAAGTCAAACTGTGGCATAAACGACTTCTTAAACCACTTTTCAAACTTTTCTAAGGCATCAATGTAGTTCTCAACTAACTTCGTTAGATCTTTGATATCTTTCATGTCGTGAGTTTCATCAAGTACAACGTCAGTCGACTCAATGATTCCTTTCGACCGAGCTTTCGCAAGCCCACGGAACCACGCTTCGTAGTTAACCAAACCTGTTTCTGCATTAATGCCGAGAGCTGAACTCGGATCAGCCTTTTTAGCTGCGAAAAAAGTCGCCACGTCTGCAACGTAATTCATCGCGTAAAATTGCTTTTCGAGACGCGAGCGTGCCGCTCCAATCCCGCTTAGATGGTTAGCCACACCTGCGAAGTCTTGTTTACTTGCAATCTCTGCGAGGCTTACAGGTTTAGCTTCGTCCAGATCGTCAGGACGGTAGTTCTCAACAACGCCCATCAATTTTTTAGTAGACATTTATTAATTCACCTTTAGGTATTTAGGGTTCATACGGTCAGCGCCGTAGATGTTGTCTTGATTGTCCTTCACTGCTTTGGCACACGTTTCAATGTACTTAAATAGTGCTTTCTGGATACGGTCGAGGTCGCCTGTCACTTTGCGCAGCTTAAGCCCCTTCAAACGTTCCATCGCAAGATGAGAGCCTTCAGGCGGATTCAGGTAGAGCGCAGACGACAGTGACTCAAACTCAGAACGCGCATTGAACATTTCAGTTCGCGGATCAGTGGAGATCTTCAAATTATGATGAAACGGGTCGTTTTCTCGATAACCGCTCGGTAAATCCTGCTTATTGCCGATCAGACCCCAATGAATGCTCATAGATGCACCGAAGCGGGGGTTTTCCCATGCCTGAAAAAAACCGTTGGGGAAGTGCTTCTTGAACTTCGCCTCAACTGCGTCCATGAACGCTTTGACTTCAGGAGAGTCCGGTGCGACACCGTCACTGCCTGCTTCAATTAAATTTGCGGGGCGATAGTGCTCGTTTACACCCATCAATTTTCTCGTAATAGTCATACTAACTCCTGCGCCGCTCGACGCTCGTGTGAGGGCGCGGCGTATTGATTTATTCGTGTGGGAGGGCGTTTATTAACGTTTTCAGTGCTGTGGCAATTGGACTCTGTGCAGTGAATGATTGCCCGTCGAGGTCGCAAAACCAGAAGTTGCCGTCTAATTTATAGACCGGCAATCGAAGATCAGGGTAGTCATCTATCGAAACCATGATGGTCTCAGGCGTCACAACCTCGTAAGTGCCAAAAAACTCAGCATGACGAAAGCGCCCGTCGATATGCACCCAGACAGACTCCGTTATGCCCGACCCATCACCGCGATCAAACTCGTAACGGCTTACGCCCGCCTCAAAGGAACTGAACATACGGCACCTCGCGACAGTTGTTCGTAGACAGAAAAAAGCACCGTCTGGCGGTGCTAGTTTTCACGGTAGAAATCGAAGACATACCCTTCATGTTCGTACAAGGCATAACCGTACTTTTTAGCCAACTTAGCCGCTATGCGGCGATAAACTGGGACTTTGATTGCCTCGTTCGCTGAGAACCGGAAGTAGTGCGGCTCGAATCGACGCAGTGCGTGATCAATAAACTCGACAATGTGGTGTTTAATCTTGAACACATCTTTGACGTCGGTTTTTGTCCACACAGTATCCGGTGACACGTCACCCCACATCCGCGCCTCGCGAGACAGTGGGGCAACATTGTAATCTGAATTCAGCACGTCAATGTAGAACGTAAAAATGCTGCGGACTTCGTCATACGAGACAACGTATGCAACACCCTCAACCTTAAAACGCTCAATCATCTAACACCCCTTGCCGTTGGAACCCCCAACTAACTCGGGTAGTATACTGCCTGATGCACTAAATGTCAACACGCTGTTCAATTGGCGTCTGATATTACTGCTCGATTTTGGCTTTTTTGTACAAGTTATCCATTGCGACGAAAAAGTCAGCGGTCTGGATTTCACCTTTGCTGAGCATATCGAGTGCAATTGCAATGCGTACTGCCATATCGACACCGAAAGTCTTCACATTACCTTTGAAGCCTTTGACGTCTTTCCAGACTTTATCCACAAACGCTTGCGCATCCGGTGACAAGTCGTACTCATTCGGATTAACCGCTTCGTCAACAAGTTCGGCACCTAACACGTCAGTCGCTTCAAACTCTTCACGCTTGCGGTTCTTCTTACCCTTTTTCGGAGCATTACCCATCGCAAACAGCTTCTTAGACATATGCTGATCGAATTTCGACAGATCCTGCTTGCTAGAGCGGTATTTGTTGTAGATATCGTGAGCCGCTGTTTTGTACGACCACAGCTTGCGCGACATGATCTGTAGCTCAACGATAATACCGTCGATATTCAGATCGACGTGATGCGAACCGAAGTAGCCGTATTTAGCATCGTCACCTTTGTCTTTCGACTCATAACCGACAATCATCGACTTATTTTTACGCAGAAAGTCTTTCATAAAACCTTCGACTTCAGCGGGATCGTCGAGCAAGATTGCACCGCGCACTAAGTCGTTGACGTTCTGAAAGCCCTTACCGCGCAACACAGCTTTATCAAACACCGAATCGAACGGCTTAATGCCGCTCAGCACTTTGTTTTTGCGATCTTTGAGTACGTCACGTGGCACCATTTTATTGAGCTTTTTATGCACAGCAAGCAAGGTTGGCTCAAATTTCTTAAACAGTGACACGAGCATTGACTGAAGAACGGACTTATCTTCACCCTGCTTAATTGCCTTGTCGAGTGCCTGCACGTCGGCATCGGTAACCATCGCGGGGTTTGCCATTTCGTCAATCGCACCGAAATGCGCTTCAAACTGGTCAAGGGTTTCAAGCATCACGTCATCGAACGTGTGCACAGTGTCATCAGTCTCAACAACAGCTTTCACGTTGATCTGATCAAGAAGTTTCTTAGCTAGCATTTTAATAAACCTTATCGATTGCGTGGATTCCCAATTGCGTCACCATACGCCAGTGTCAGCGGTAGTAACTCAGCAATTGGAAGGTCAACTTTAAGACAGCGCGATTCCATATCAGGATCGACGAGAATTGATGATAAGAACCGGTGGTGACCGTCAAGAATGTAGTTATCTTTTGAAGCAATCAGAATCGACTTGTTCTTTACGTAATCGCGGAACGACTTAGTGCCAGATCGCGCCACAGACAACAATGACTTATCGACGTAAATCTGCGCTTGGATTGGCTTAAGCTCTTTGACAGGTACATTTTCAAAGTACGTTTTCACGACATCATCACGATCTGACCCGTCGTGAACCGGCAAGCCTTGCTCTAACCACTGCGCGGCGCGATCACCGGTTAGACCTTGCGGAAATGGGTTGCGCTTTGATGCGTGATCGGTGAATGGTGCACGCAGGTCGATTGCGCCTTGTGACATACGGCGCTGGAACTCCCGCACATCGTCAATATTAATCACAGGCATATCTTTACGCTTCGTCCAGCCTTTCTTAGCCTTCGCCTGTGCGAGCGCGAAGTTACGTGGGAAGTTCTCGACTTCCTCATCGAAACGGCGATTGTGAGCAAGGAATGCCAGCTGTCCAAACTCGTAGGCGTTTGCTAACTTAGTCTTAAGCAATTCCATCTGTCGATCTGATTTCAATACAGACGCAATATCGAGTTTTTCAAGCAACGTCAGGATTTCAGCAGCGCTGGTCGTCATGGGGTCACCTAAGTTAAAAATAGATTTGTTAAAGGAGTGAAGCGGACTTCGCTTTTTCGTAGTCAGACTGCCGCATCAGTACTGGGATACGGTTTAAACCCGCGTGGTACATGGCATAAAACCGATGCCCGCCGTCGACAACCTTGAGCCGAGCGTTGACAAGCAGTGGCGGCAGTTTTGCAGCCGAGTTTATTAGGGTCTTTGCATAATCAATATTTACAGTTCGGTCTATCGCGCCAGCACTATGTTGATTCGCTCGCTCAAGTGTGCGGAAATCTAAAACAAGCAGCACATAATCATCACCTCGCGAGGTGTCAACAAAACGCGCATGTACGTTATCTTTGTTTTTGCCGCTGAGGTAGTAGCTCTTAAGCCGTGCAACTGCGTACGTATTTGGAATAACCTCGACACTATGCACAGCCTCGAAAAGAGACAGCAGTCGGCGCGCGAGCGTCATTTTGAGACCTTCCTAATTGACGTCAAAACCGCGCCCATATCGCCAACCGCGAAACTAGGCTCTCCCCCGTCGCGGCTGTATAAAAAGAAGCCCACAAATCGTGGCTTATCTTTGATACCGAAAGAGACTTTATCGGTGTTGTACTTTTTGCTAGTTGAGCGACTTTTTACAAACACAGTCGCTTTTTGGCTTTTTGCCCACGAGTCGTCCCACGTAATTTCGTACGTGTCGCCTTTCTTCAGCGCATCAAACTCAGCGCGAGTCATTGCATACCTTTCAGCAACAACAGTTTCAGACAACTTCTCAAGAATAGTTTTAGCTAAAGACATTTTTATACCTGCGTGAATACTAGATAGGCATCTAACGTCGCACGGGGTGAGCACTCCAACGCACCGAGCGGTTTAGATGATTTTCCTAAAAAGAGATGGTGCCCCCAGTACGAGTCGAACGCACGACCTACTGATTACAAGTCAGTTGCTCTACCAGCTGAGCTATAGGGGCAAAGACGTTACAACGCGGGGATCGAGAGGAAACCAACAAGATTGGCAACCACCTCAGCATTTTCCACACGGTGTCCCCAAGGAAGTGGGGTATAAACAAGATTTTCAGATTCACAATAAGCAATGGTCGAATGCGGATTAACGACCTCGTCATTCATGCCAACGATGACGTGAATCGGAGCGGCGAGTTCAACTCGACGAATACGATCTAACGGCTCAAATGCAGCACGCATTGTGTCTGAAATAGGGATATCGGTGTTAGTTGCATAATCCTTCGCGGGTCGATCTCTAAAGATCTCCAGAAACGTTGCAGGATCAAGCACTGGATTTATCGCAAGTGTTGGCAAACCGAACACTTCAGAAAGCTTCATTGCGTAGAAGCCGCCCATCGACGTACCGACAATGACGGAGGGTTTAACAGAGTTAACAGTATCACAGAGTTCGCGCATCGAACGCTCGTAGTCATGCGGCGCATAACTTGGCGCATCAACTACAAGATCTAAATCGCGCAACGCAGCTACGGTCGACGAATTTCCACTCGACCCTAACCCATGCAAATACAACACTCGTTCACTCATACGAACTCCCCATCACACTAACCATAATAACTCGCTTGGCTTCATAAGTCAATACGCTGTTCAGGTTATTGCTTTGTTAGGGGTTCCAAACATCGCCTTACGAATCATATCGCCGCCAATTTCACGGCGGTAGAAATAGTCATCAATCGGCTCAAGCGTATCATTTTTCAAAATTTTCTTTGCATCGGAGACTTTGATTCTGTACTTCTTAAGCAGTTTAGGGACACGCTTTTCCAGCCAGCTAAGTAGGTGATGCGAAACTTCCATATACGAACGCTCGAACTCAGCGCGCATAATGTTTTCAAAATCAACCTTACCCGTTGGCGCATCACGATTCACAGCAACAGCGACGAGCTTACGTCCAGACTTATCTTTATAGATAATCACACACGTCACAACACCTTCGCGTACCGACAACTTCCAGAACGGCATTGTCTTGACTAACGCCGCTTTGCTTTCAAAGCCAGAGCCTTTTATGCCGCCCATTTCCTTGTAAGCAGCTTGCAACATATCCCACACCTGATCGACATATTTAAGTCTCGGATCTTGGTCTTTTATAAATAAATTGACGTAACGCTCATGGCGCGAAATAGTCGGATTTAACCGCACTAAAATTGACTCAGCTAAGGTCATAATATCGCCTTATTTTTAACAATACGGTCATTCAAAAGCACACACAGCACAGATGCGCTTTTGAATATGGGTACACTTTTAGAGATCTATAGAAAGGCGGGAAAAGAGCGAAAAATCGCTCTCTTCCTGCCCCAAATTACGACTTGAAAAGGATCAAGAAGTAACGATGCGCAGACGTGTTACGAAGGTTGGGATAACAGATTTCAGACCTGTCCAAACCGCCGCAAAACGCTGGTTTCTAAGTGGGTTAGAGCCAGTTCCCATTGTGTTAGAAACGAACAATGGCATGTATGGCGCATGTACCAATGGCGCTTCAAAGTGGCTGTTGCCCTTGTAGCAGCACAGCATGTCATCAGACGCGATGATGTTCGCAGCACGGATAACAGGAACTCCATTAAAGAAGCCGTATAGACCTACTGCGCTGTTCATGCCGCCTTCAGCAGCAGTGAAACCTGCCATGCCACGCAGAGTAGCAGCAGCAGACGCGCCAGCGATGATGCGGCTGATTGAGCCACGTCCAGAGTTGGCATTAAGAAGCGCTTCTGCCTGTGCAAATGCGTCTATAAATGTCAACTTATGTTCAGCGTAAGACACGGCAGATGGTGCAGTGCGATCCCACGTAGTTACGCCAACAGCCGCAGCGTCAAGACGCTGGATAGCCGCAGTGTTAGTTACGCGAGTCAGTTCGCCGGTTAGATCCTGAGCAACTTCGTCCATTGCAAGACGACCGAAGCGCTTGCTGAAAGAGTACTCTTGCAGGATACCAACTTCAGATTTCAGTGCGAAAACTTCAGCACGGATATCAGTAGATGCCAAAGTGCCTGCGATGCCCTGAATGTCAGACTGAGCTTCAAACAGCTGCTCGTAAGTAGCCATGATAGAAGCGCCGTTAGCAACAGCGTCAACGAAAGTTACTTCAACCATACCTGTTTCGTAGTTGATAGAACCTGTAGCGCCGTTACCCAGCAGAGTGCCGTTGCCGTCATCCATTACTTTCACGCCGCCAACGGTCGCAGTGAAGCTGCGTGGACGAACCTGCTCATTAGCAAGGTTTGCAGAGAAAGTAGTAGTAGCGCCGTCACCTGAAGCCATAACTTCAGTAACAGTCGCAGCACCGTAAGACGAGTTCCAGTCACGTACGCCATTCTGAGCGTCCATGATGATCTGACCTTGGGTGCGACCTGCTGCGTTAGAAGTAGCAACAACCTGTTTGTAGTAGACGATGCCCTGCTCTTCCTGAATTGGCTGCGTGCTTGCTACCAGCGGAAGGATTGAGTTGCCGTGTGCAGCCGCGATTACGTCCAGAGCAACGCTTGGCAGCTGACCCAGAGCACCTACAGTGCCGGTAGACTCAACGTAGTTCTGGTACTCTTCGTACTGTTCCAGCTGACGACCGAGACAGTAGATCTCAGAAGCGGAAACAGACGCGCCTGATTTAGCCAGAGCAGAGTGAGACTCAAATGCTTCGATCTGGTCACGGTATTTTTCAAAGTAGCGGTCAGCATTGTTTTCAATGATTGACTCGTTCATTTTTTCAAATGACATGATGTATTTCCTATTTTGCGGAGTGATAAATACTGGCAAGCGCCAGCCTTCGACTAACTGGATTTACTTTAAATCGGAAGTGCCGCAGAAATTTCTATCCGGTGAGTGCACACGCGGTACACTCAAATCTCACGTACTTGATCTAGTCAACTTCAAGCACGCACGTAAAACGCTGTGCGCAACGCACACAGTTAGAAAGGGTCACCTGCCCCGACGTGTCGCCCGCCAGAGTGAATGTGTCAGAGCAAGTGAAATTGAATTACTTCATTAGCTTCGCAGCACGTGAAACATCGGCACCGCGTGTAGACGGTACAGGACATTCAACGCGAGCTTCGTGGAAGACGTTGTAGCGATTGCCTTCCATCAAAGATGCAGCATTGTGGGTGCGGAAACGCTCAGCCAAACGCTCGGTCAGTGTTGCATCTTCAACGAGTACAGACTCTTCTACGGCATGAGTGTCGTATGCTTCCTCTGCCTCGGAGTCTTCCGCATCGTCGTCGTCTTCGTCAGACTCATCTTCTTCGTCTGAGCCATCTTCTTCTGAGTCTTCGTCGTCAGACTCGTCTTCTGCATCAGACTCTTCCGACTCTTCAGCCACAACTTCAGCATCAAGCTCGACAACGTCAACAGCCTCAACAGCGTCCTCAAGTTCAACAGCCTCAACAGCGTCTTCAACTTCAACTTCAACAGCCTCAACAGGCTCTTCAAGTTCAACTGCTTCCTCAACCTCTGCTTCGACAGCGTCGTCTGCATCTTCACCAAGATCGAACATGCCGAGAATGTCATCGACGCTCTTACCCGCATTGAGCATTTCAACCACAGCTTCAAGCTTCAGATGCGTGCGATCTGACACGTCGTGAGCCAATGCAGTCTGCTGCTCAACGCGCAGTGCTGTGAAGAAATTTTCACTCTGCATTAGCGCGGCGCGGATCTCAGACGGCGTACCCGCGTCAGCAACCAGCGACTCAAACGCTTCGAGTGCTTCACGAATCTCAGCAGGTGTACCTAACTCTTCGATCAACGCATCAAACGCTTCTAGGGCTTCAGTGATATCAGCCGGTGTGCCAATTACCGCGAACTGCTCTAGCTGCTCAAGGCTTTCAATGATGTGTGCAGGTGCGCCGTGAGTCTCGAAAAACTCGCGCGACTGAGTCAGCGCTTTTTCAATCTCCACGGCTTCACCGAGCGATTCATACGCTTCGACTTTAGCTAACTTCTCGCTTAGCTCTTCGACCGCACCAAACGCAGTGTAGCTTTCGAGCGCTTCTATAGCAGTCTTCAGTGACTCAGCGACTTCGCGCTCTGAGCCATGCTTGGCATACTCAGCAATGCGTGCTTCGAGTGCTTCACGATCAGCGTGCGCAGTTGCCAGCTCTTCACGCTGAGCTTCAAGCATCTCAAGCGCTTCGTTGCGGCTTGCTTGTACGTCGCTTAGTTCCGATTTTAGTGCGTCCAAAACAGTCGCATCCACGGTGTTTTCAGTAGTAGTTGTCATAGTACTCTCTGTTTTTTCAATAGTTGCGGGTGCGACCGCAGGGATTTCAGCATGACCGTCTTCAAGCACTGCGCTTGGCGAATCACTAAGTAAAAGCTCTTTAACAGTTTCTTCCGTCAAAGATGCCTTTGTTTTCTCGCGCTCAATCTCTTCCACCAAACTTGGCTTTGCGTCTAAAAACCCTGGATCTAACACGAAATCGACGCTATCTAACGCGAACTTGCTGGGATCTATCACATTTTGACCAGCATCATTTTTAGCTTCCAGATACTCACCACGAGCGCGTGTAGAGACTGAAATAGCGGAACCGGCACGCAACAAGGTGTTGAGCGTTCGACCTGACGGTGTATTGAGGATTAGAAACTCCGCCATGCCTTTGCCCGTGGACTCGTCGATGTAAATGCGATTCACGATATGGCTAATCTTGCCTTCACGTACAGCGACGTCATCCAACGGCTGATCGTGACCAACTGAGCCAAATACAAGACGTTTCCCTAAGCGTGTTTGCAGCGACTCATCTTTGAGCGCATTCGTCCACGCTTCACGTGGGTAGAATCGGTTGTTACGCGAGGCGGAGTCAGGGAAAAAAGCTTCGCCAGAGGCACGGGCAATTATGTGCTCACCGTCGACGATAGACTGTGATTCGCTCAGCGCGACAGAATTTCCCGATTCCCAAATTTCAATAATTTCCATTTTGGTAATCCTTTAATTTCAGCGCTGAACTAGATCAGATAGAAAGTCTGTCTGCTCGTCTGTCAGCTTTGCAGCACTACCAGCAAGTAGCGCGGTTCGCAATTCGATCTCTAGCTCATCGAGCAGCGGCATCGACTCTTCAAACAGCAATGAATAAGCTGATTCTTCATCGATAGAGCTGGAGTACTTAAGATCGACACTCAAATGTGTTTTCAGCGAGTTGAGCGCCACTAAGCATTCAACCAGCAACACTCTGTCAGCGCACTCTCGCATCGCTAACCAGCGCGCGAGCTTGCGGTGAAAACGTTTACCTTTTGTGGAACGGGCGAAACGCTTAATGCCCTTTTCCAAATTATTACGCTTAAGACGCCACTGCTTTTTCGTCATTTTCGAGCGCTTCAAATCTTTGACTCGACTGAGCTGCCTCGCACGCTGCGTCAGCGTCTCTTGATCTGTGAACTCATACACAGACTGGTCTGAATCAGACTGAACAAGCTGCTCACTGCCGACTTCAAGCTCAAACAGAACGCGATCTGCGACGGAGCCAAAGCGGATTTGTGTTTGTGAATCGCTATTTGACATTAACTCTCTCTCCGACTCGTTTTCAGCGTATCGACTAACTGCTTAAAAGCCTGCGTCTCAATGCCTGCGGTCACTGCTGCAATTGCGTCTGCTAGGTGCTCATTGGCATTAGTTAGCGTTTCTTTGCCTTTAAGCTTGCGCGTGATCCAGTTTGCATACGGATAGCGCGCGTGCGCCCACTGAATCATGTCGTCTTTGCTTGCCGTACGTGTTCCAACCGTCGCCAATTTAACTGCATAAGGGTCGACTTCGATCACCGGCTTATTGTGAATTGCGCCAATCAAGCCGTAACAGATACCGACGCTCTTCATAGCGTTCGCAGATTGCGAGCCAATTGGCACCTCAACGACGATGACGTCACAGATATTGACGAATTCACGCAAATCACGTGCTAACTCTCGAACACGTCGCAGATCGTCGGTCGACTGTTTTGTCTTCGTCTTCGCGCGCTGCGTGTGTCTCAGGTGCAAGTGATCAACTTCGATGACTTTCATAAAGTCGGTGCAGACGCGTGTCACCGCAAAACCAAAATTGGCGAAGGCTGGATCAACGCCGAGCACTCGTAAAATTGCCATGCGCTGATCTCCTTTAAAGCTACCTAGTAGCCGCTGTCATCGTCATCATTTGGCTCTTCAGGCTCTTTCACGCCTTCTGCATAGATAAAGTCGTATCTGAAGCCAACATCACCGAGCGCAGATTTCACGTAGTTCGCGAACGCCTCACCGTTAATGCGATGCTTCATATTCAAATCCGACGTGTACATTTCCTGCGCAAGACGGTGCAGTTCGTTGATTGAACTAAGCTGCAATTCGATACCTTCTAGGTTGCTCAACTCGTCAACCGACAGGTTAGAGCGCATATCGACTTTGACGTCGGACAAACGAATGCGCGTGTCTTGGAACTTGTTGACCAAGTGGTTTAAGCACAACTGCTGCAAGCCACGCGTAATCGCACGCTGGATCGTTGTGATTTTTCGCGAGTAACGTGCGTACTGTTTTAGTGCAGCACGACGGTTACCGACTTCACCAAACAGCAGCTCGCTTGGGATACCCAAAGCTGTTGCAGCGACTTCACGGTAGTCACGTATCAAGGGCAGCAAGTCCATCGACTTGTCGCCTTGGTTCAAATCGACCTTATCGAGCTGACCTTTGTCTGAGAAAATCGGTACGACTTTGACGCGTGAACTGTCTTGGATCATGCCTGACAGCTTATCCATTGGGTTCGCACCCTGCATACCTGCCGACGTCTGCTGACGGGAATTCGCGTTGAGCATATTCTCGTAGCGCTTAGTAATGTCGACTAGCTCATTGGGTGCAGTGGAGTTGGGTAACGACAGACCGATGATATTCGGACGTGTCAAACTCGATACAGAGTTAGCTGCACTGACTTTTTCAAGCAACATCAGCTCTTTGAGCTTATCAATACCTGACCAAATCACTGAGCGTCCGATTCTGTAAAAAGGTGAACGCATCTTCAGGTCTTTAGGTGCACGCTGCGCTGAATCGACACGCAGTTTGCGTGAGTTGATACAGAAGTGGGCGAAATCGCGAACCGGTGCCACTTTGAAGCTGTCTGCGTCGCGAATCCAAAAAGCACGAGGCAGCTGAGAGTCGTAGAGCGCGACAAAATCGCTCGGCGTCACTGAATCGACAATCTCGATGATACCCTTGCCAGACTCGACAGTCGTACCAAGTGCATATTCACCGTATAGCAGCATCTCGGGTAGAATATCTTCAATCAGATTGACAACATCGAACTCTTCCATGAAGCGCTTTAGCTCTTTATCGAGTTCGGGAATATCAGAAGAGACGTCGATCACGGAACCTGTATTGGAATCCGTTAAAACGTCATCACAAATCACGTCAAGTGCTAACGTCACGAAGTAGTAATTTCTGAACTGCTCGATCTCTTTGTAAATCGAGTCTCGGTCTTGTCTAATATTCAAGAAACCGTTGAGGATCTGTTGGTAGTAATCAGATTCGTTTTGATAGAGTGACAGATCCGGTGCTTTAAAGTTTTTACCCAGCAGCGCGTTACGCAGCATGTCGGCACCCGAACGCGCTGAGCTTGCGCCCATGTCGGCACCCTGATTTAAGTACGCGGCAGTTTTTTGCTCAGTACGAGTCATGCCACTCGTATCGAATGACTCTTTAATTGAGTCGTTATTTTCAGGGGTATCATTCACGGCGGGCACTCTCTAGGTTTAATTCGTAATCCCTTTCGCTTTCTCAAACGTGCGAAGGGTTGCGCCGGTCAACAAAATACCCAGAAGGGAATACAGTTGCTCGGCAGGTAATCGGGGAAGCTCGTTGGGATCAAACGGGATCTCAAAAAAGTAGCTCGCCAGCTGAATGCCGTAGGCGACAAACATGTCGAGCGCTACGCCAACGACGGCGACCCATGCTAAGGCAGGTCGCCACGCGGATTTGAACCAGCTTGTCGATAAACTCTCTTGTACCAGAGCAAAAGTCTGGGCGACGTGTGGCGATTTCGCTAAGTCCGCAAGCCCTTCAACTGTTTCGATTGAATCATGTCCTGCGTTTGCTTTCTTAGTTGAGAGCTTGTCTTCAATTTGATCAGCAACCACATTGACGACGGTTTCTGCGACCGCATCTTTTGAATCTCGCGACGTCCATAGATACGAGACTGCTTTGAAAACTGCGGATATTAGCAATGGATTCATTCCTACCTCCTTGCCGGTTAGATGTATCCGAGATCTTCTAGCACGCTGGTTTGGACGTAATAGACAGTCGAATCATCGGCAACGCAGGTAAACGTGTCACACGGCGCATCAATATCATGCTCAGTGATCGTGTACTCGCCGTATGGCAAGAGACACGTCGAGTCACTGTCACGGTGAATCGCATCAACTGGGCTATGAACTTCAAAACGATCAACACTCATAAAATTACCAAAACCCTTTCGGACAACTCGCATTTTTCAGCCGTGCTTTGGCTGGCATCACGCAACCACATACTGCACACATTTTTAGCGTCGCATTGTAGTGATCACAGCGACTACAGATGTCGAGACGACGCTTAGCGCGCGCCTCTCGATCTTCAGCTGCCGCGTCTGCCTTCGCCTTAATTTCCGTAAGACGCTTAACGGCGCGTGATGCAAAATTCGACATGGTAATATCTCCAACTATCTCGGCTTTGGCAGCGTAGTAAGCGGGACAAGTGGAAAATAATTCGACTCGTCGATCACATACGAGTGGACTACCCATCGACCCGACGGAGGTGTTGCGGTTGTATCTAAGCTATCTGAAAGTGACAAAGCGTTTGCACGATCTCGCGCGTAATCTGCTGTACTGTAAACGCCGTCTAGCAGCACTTCATTTCCATTCGTCCAACTCACAACATAAACGCGGCTACTCATACCCACCTCGCTCTTTTAGATTGACACTGGCATCAGCTTGATCAAATCTTGACTAAATCTTGCATCAGCACCCGAGCCGACAACGCAAACGCTGGAACGATCTTCCGCAATGACTGCGAGCATCCAGTTTCTTGTCGTATCAGACACTAAATAAACAAAAGTCAGCCCGTTTGCCTCACCCTCACTACTAACCGGTGAGCCTGTGATGACGGGCTTAAGACCGACTTTTCCGGTCGCGTCGACAAACTGCGAGAACTCAAAGCACTCGTGCTTCATGTCGAGTGTGAATTTCACAGGCGGTTTTATAGAGTCCGATGCAAACACCGAAGCGGAAAGACAAGTTGCAGTTAAAATAAGAGATTTTAGTGACAACATTTTGCGCCCCTTGGTCAAAATGACCGTTTAGTGGCGGCGAGCGGCGCATTCAAATAGCGTTTTTCAAAGCAGACAGTATCCGCTTTCAGAAAAGCTACGTATTAAGTGTGCTGCACATCTTCAAGCAAGCCTTCGATAATTCGCGAGACAATTTCAGGGTTCGCGGTTACGTACTCAGAGTGCACCGTGAAGATGTCTTTTAAGTGCGAGATCACCTTACGCTCAAACGCGCGCGTTGGAACTTCATACAGCGAGTAAAAGAAGACACGTGGCGTAGTTGAGCGATGAGACTTCAACCGTTGATGCGGATTCTGCGTCACTCCAACTTTACACCGTGACGGTCGCTCATCGTCTGCGAGGACGTAAACATATTGCTGGACTTTGTTGCGCATAGAGTCTCCACGCGCAACGGCGTTTATCTGTCGAAAATCTTATCAATCAAATGCTTAGTAGCGTATAGCCCGACTGCTAGGGTAAAAAGGACAGCCGCGTCGATAAAAATAGAACCCGACGACGGCAATGAGACGCCGGTCAACCCAACACTTGTTTGCGACCCACTTCCGTGTACAAGAGATACGCCCGAAGATGGCACTTGATCTGGACACTCGACATCATCACTCGGAATGCACTGCGTGTCGTAATCAGGTGCAACAAAATACTCTTTCACAAGCGCTTGCTGCGCGTTATCTGGCTGATCTTGAAGTTCGTTTTGCGCGTTCATAGTTAGCACCTAAGATTAACGAGAAGGCTGGCACCCGCGATAACTCGTAAACAAATCTACGCTTTATCCAGCTTTATCACACAACTGAGCAGTGTATTGCTCCATAAACGTGGGGTGGCTAGCTTGTTTCCAGCGGAGCTGAGGGTTACTAGCAAAAACCCAAATCACCATTCAAATGAATCGCCTTGCGCGCTTGCGATCATGTCGTAGACAGATCCGCTTGATCCTACGGATTCAAGTGCGTTCAAGAAATCAGACGTCGCTGTTGACGCTGCAAAATCATCCATGTGCGCTTTCGCGACTGACATAGATCCTGCAACGGCATCGGTTAAGTCTTTCGAGCCGATATCGGGGTGATCAATCTTTTTGTCATTCTCGTTCAAGAATTCCAGTTCTTTGCGAAGCAACGGGTGCTTAGGCAAACTGACACGATCTGTCAGAATCGCTTGCTTGAGCGCCAGATATGCATCTTTCGTCCTATCAACTGAGACGAGCTGCGTTTCAAAGCCAGCTAGCATTAAGTCTTGACGCAAATTAGACGACTGATAGCCGTCCGTAGAGATTACGCCGATAGGATAGCCCTCAACACGCAAGTCAATCATCAGCTGCTTGATCTTGTAGATCGCAACTTCCTGACCGACAGGTGCTTTTAGACTTAATACCCACTCAACAACAAATCGTGGCTCTCGACTCACCTCTTCACGCCCCGTGGTTGGGTTAAACGACTTCACAGTCACAAACCCATCCAAACGAGTCGCAGCGATACCAGTTTTGTCTTGAGACAAGCCTAAGTCGATGTGTATGTAACGCTGGCGTTGGTCACTAAGTAGCAAATCAGTTTTGATGTAAGGCAACAGCTGTTGCTTTTGATCAAAGAAGTCGAGCGTCACCAATTCTTTGGTTACTGCGTTATCTCGATTAAGCGCCTGATCGATTTTTGCGATTGACTTGATAAAGCGTCGTGAACTCACAGTCGATACGCCTGCGATATCACGCAGCGAATTGTAGATGTCAGTCTCGAACTGCGTCCGGTACTCGACCGGCACGGTGATTAAATTGTCGGAGTCAATCCCAGCAACTTGCTCAGGTGCTTCGACGATGAACGGGTCTTGAGAGCTATCTCCTCGAAACACTTCAAACGTGTCACCTGAATAGATACCGCTGTGCGCCTTCACCACCCAGACTGGGTAGTCGTACACGCGAATTCCCTTCAAACCTGCTTGCTCGCTGGCTTTTAAATGCTCTTCGATAAAAGAGTCGTCGTCAGTTTTGGACGAATCCAGCCAGACGTGAGACGGCAATGAGCCGCCTGACGCCATAAATCGGGACTGCATTCGACGCATAATGTTGGTGAAGTTATCTTTTGCCTGCCCTTTTACCTTCGTCTGAAAGTTAAGCTCCGACAAAATGGCACCGACGATTGCACGACCGAGTACGTGTGATGAGCGCGAACCGGAAACGATATCGACGTTTTTAGGGAACAAGGTTTTGGCTTTCACCTTACCACGTTGATTGCTCTTCATTAGATCTTTGAAGTATGGACTGGTGTTTAGCCAGTCCATCAGCTGCTCAAACAAGACGTCTTTACTGAGTCCGAGCGTGGCGTTCATCAGCGCGTACGCGATAACGGTTGAGTCAAGCAACTTAAAATGCTCTTGCGGATTGCGTAAATGCAGGATTTTGCAGAGATCATACAGCGTCCCAACTAGTGAAAACGTTGTTTTACCGACACCAATCGCACCACTGATTACAATCTCGACATAAGGCGAGTAATACGGATTTGGGTAAATCTCCTGCAACGCCTCGCGCCATGTCGGAAAAAGCGAGTTGCCGATGACCGGCTTCATAAACTCCGCGTCATCTAAGAATTCTGTGATTGTTGGCGGGGCTTCCTCATAACCAGAAGCGCGCGCCAAAATATTCATCGCTTCTTTCTGACCATACTTAGCGATCAGCTCTTGTATAAACTGATCTTGTCGAGCCTTTTGAGCTGATTGAGCTTGTGTCATACGGTCACCCGTCAATTTTTAAGCTTCGCCATTTCTGCCAGCAATGCACTTGCGATCTCGGCGGTGCTCTCACCCTGACGCGCTGTGTCAGTTGATTCAGACTTCGCCATTGTCATAAGATCTAACTCAATTTTCTCCCAGTCTGCGGCTTTGACTGCACCTTTCACGTACGCCGCTGCGTCATTCATCGACTCAACACCGAGTCGGTACACGTCTATCAGCTTCCGCGCGTCTAACTCGCGCAGCGTTTCATCTGAAAAGACGCGCTGTTCAAGCTGGTACACCAAGCCCGAAAGCTGCGAAAGTCGAAGTGCCTGCACTTCTGCTAACCCGAGCAAAACGAGGTTCAAACCCAACTCTTTACTTCGCCAAGCCGTGTCTGAAGTCTGTTCTCTGTCGACTAGCTTGATCGCTGTACTCATCGTCGTGTTTGAGTAGTCGTCAGTCAAAATCGTCTTCGACTGATCAGATTGGTGAACAAACGGTGCCTCATACTGACGATCATCATAATCTGCGTCGTCAGCTAGATCATCTATCGACGGGACGCTCAGACTGCGAAGGTCATCATCATTACTACTACTGCTCATATCAACTCCACTCATCTGCGGTAACACCGCCTCAATTACTGCGTTTTTCTCGCTTTATACCCATTTAGGCAACTTACCCCCCAGTAGCGACGAATGGCGCTGTTATAGGGTAAAAAAAGTCAAAAAAAATGATTTTTTATCGTTTCAAAGACTGAAGCAGGGCAAGTGGTATGAGATTTGCTTAGAGAGCAGAGAGAAAAAGGTATCAAAACGCCATGTATATATATTACTAACATATAAAGATATAAATATTTATATCTATAGTATATATAACCAAATGTACATGGCGTTTTGATACCCTTTCGGTTAGTCTGATGAACCTGATAGGAAAACAAAAAAAATATGACAGTCACTCGCATACACAAAAGCAACACTGGACATAACAGTGTCACATCTCAGCTAGATGGAATACTGTCATTAGTACTGTCTGAATCAGAGGGACTTGGTACTGTGTACCAAATCGGTCAGCGTAC